CCGAATTTTTCAAGAACTGAGAAACAGGAAGGCGCAACTGGCCTGATTCACGCGCGCGCACGTTTGGAGGATGAAATGAAACTTTTACCGATGGCTGACACAGGCACTCCGAAGAAAAAAGGACCGCACGTTCTGAGGAAAGAACGGACGCATCGAAAGATTGAATCCGCGCTCGATCAAGGCGACTTGACGATGGGCGACATGGAAGAGCTTGCCGGATTGAGCGAGACCGCTGTACGTGGTCATTTGAAGACGATACAGCATCACGTATGCGGGTGGAAAGGAAAAAACGGCCGATGGGTTGCTGTCTACCGTAAGGGGATTGGAGAGTACAAGTCTAAGCCGCTTGGAAATCCACCAATAACATCGCTTGTGATCGATACCGGTTTGCAGCTTCACGACTTCTGGATCGAAAGGAAGGCAGCATGAGCATAGGAGAAGAAACCCTATCGATTCACCTGAAGGCGAATCGCCTTGAGTTCGAGCGGGAATACCGGTTCCATCCTGTGCGCAAATGGCGCTTCGACTTCGCGGACCCGCAACGGAAGATTGCCGTCGAGGTTGAGGGTGGGATATTCACGAATGGCCGACACTCGCGCGGATCTGGCATGCGTTCCGATATGGAAAAGTACAACGCAGCTACCATGCTTGGATGGCGCGTTCTCCGGTTTTTCTCTGATGACGTGAAGAGCGGAAAGGCAATCAACACGATCATGCAAATGATTGGTTCGAATGCAAATTCTTGAGGTGATCGATATAGGGAACATCATGCGAACGACATCCATCGAAATCCGCACGAGCTGGTTCGGCATCTTCAACGATTTGAAGCGCCTGGGATGGAGTCACTATCGAATCGAAACGGAATTCGGTATCGCAAAAACAACGCAACTCGGATGGAAAGCAGGGGCCGAGCCGAAGCATTCCGATGGAGAGCGCATGATTGCCTTGTGGTCCAGCGTTACCGGAAATGACAGGGATTCATTGCCGATGGAAACGAAATACCCGAGCGCATATCGGCGCAGAAGAAGGGGATGAATTGGTCGGGAAACCGACCGGATTATGGGCAGATACTCGCGATCATCAACGTTATTGCATCGAAAAATCACCACAGGAGGCAGATCAATGAGCAATGTCACCAACATCCAAACGCCGGGCGAAACACAAACCATCGATCCTGCAGACAATCCTGAGACTGGAGCCGATCCGGTAAAGCCTGCGTTGACCATGGTGCACAAGGGCGCAGGGAAATACGAGGTTGTGAACGCGGCCGGCGAGGTGGTTGCATCAAAGCTATCGAAGGATGAAGCAAAGGCAATGGTCGACTGCGGTTCAGTGGTTGCAGGCGAAACGCAAACGGCCGAGCAGGTTGAAACGGAAACTGAATCAAAGCCATTCGACCGCCCGAGCCGGGCGCATTACTCGACCATGAGAGCCCATCAGCTCGATCCGTCGACTCTGACTAAAGCAGTTCTTTCAAAGGACGGATGGGTCGTCCCGCACAAACACGAATCGAAGGTGTAGCCATGTGCTTCAGTTCTCCAAAAGTCGAAACGGTTGATGCTGAGGCCGAACAAGAAGAGGCGAAGGTTGACGCTACCGTTGCGGCCAACGAAAAGACGGCAGCAGCAGCACAGAAACGGAAGAAGCAAACGTTGCTCGCGTCAGGTTCTGAATCTTCTGGTAATGCGCAGACAAGTTCCGTACTCGCTTACGGAAAATCAACATTTGGAAGCTGAACGTCATGTCCGATATCGTCGATAAGATTCTCAGGCGCAAAGCTGCCATGGCTTCGCAGCGAATCCAAAGCGAATCGCACTGGCGCGATTGCTTCGATTACAGTTTGCCTGAGCGCGGAGAGGGATTGAACGGCGATCAGAACGATACTTCCAGCCTTCAATCGAAACAGGCCAGGCTTCTTGATGGAACATCGACCGATTCAGTGCAAATTCTTGCGGCAAACATGATGGGCGGAGGAACGCCGAGCAATTCGCGCTGGTTCGGGCTTTCTGCAGGTATCGACACAGACGAGGAAAAGCGATTCTTTGACGACAGTGCGGAAATCATTTTCACGAATATTCACTCATCGAATTACGATGCAGTCGGCTTCGAATGCTGCCTGGACATGATCCCGGCCGGCTGGTTCGTCTTGTTCATCGATGAGCTGGACGAGGGCGGATATCACTTCGAAGAATTCCCGCTTTCATCGTGCTATATCGCTGCATCACGTCCCGGCGGACTTCCTGATACTCTCATTCGCGACGTTGAAATGACGGCAGAGCAAGCCGTCGCGTTCTTCAACCAGAAGGGCGACGTGATGAGTGATAAGGTAAAGCAGCTAGCAGAGAACAAGCCTGACGAAAAGGTCAAGTTCGTCCATGCAATCTTCCCAAGGAAAGGCATAAAAGGCATTCGGTCAAAGAACCTTCCGTTCGCATCAATCCATATCGAGATAGAAGCGAAAAAGCTGGTTCGTGAATCCGGATACCATGAGTGCCCATTCGTCGCGCCTCGCTGGTCTAAGTTGCCGACCAGCGACTATGCAGTGGGCCCGATGTTCCGTGCCTTGCCGGATACCAAGCAATTGAACAGGCTTGTGTACCTGGAAGACATGAACGCGGATATGTCGATTTCCGGAATGTGGATTGCCGAGGATGACGGTGTATTGAATCCACGTACCGTCAAGATAGGTCCGCGCAAGATAATCGTTGCGAACAGCGTCGACAGTCTCAAGCCGCTGACATCTGGCGGCAATTTTGAACTGTCTTTTACGAAGAAGGAGCAACTTCAGGCGGCAATCCGCAAGATTCTGATGGCCGATCAGCTCGCTCCGCAGGACGGTCCTGTGCGCACGGCATACGAGACGCATGTCAGAGTTCAGATGATCCGGCAACTTCTCGGGCCGATATATGGCAGGCTGCAGGCGGAATGGTACAAGCCGATGATTGATCGGTGCTTCGGACTTGCCTTTCGCGCAGGGATATTGCCGCAGCCACCTGAATCGCTTCGAGAAAAGGATTTCAGCGCCGTATTTCAATCTCCGAACGCGAAGGCGCAGAAGCTTGAAGAGGTAACGGCCATCGAATCTACATTGGCGACAGTATCGCAATTCGCGCAGATAAAGCCCGACATCCTGGACAATTTCGACACCGACGAGGCCGCCAGGATCATCCGCGACGGTCGCGGCGCACCGGCCAGCATAGAGCGCCTTAAAAAGGACGTTGATGCAATCCGAAAGCAGCGCGCGGACCAGGCGCAGCAGGCGCAGCAGCAGCAGCAACAGCACGAGCTCATGACTCGTGCTGCTCCTGAAATGGCAAAGCAGATGGCGGCATGATGACGAAACCAAAGCCACAAGACTACGCAGCCATATTCGAGGATGACCGCCGCGGCTCGGCTATTCTCGAAGATCTCGTATCACGCTTTGCGCGGCCAGCGGTAACGACCGGCGGAATCGATGCCGTTCTCAAAACGTACCAGCGCGACGGAATGCGCCAGGTAACCGATTTCATCGTGAATCAAATCAATCGCGCCCACGGCGTGGATGTAAACCAGGAAGAGGAGCAATAACCATGTGGAGAAACCGATATGTTTTCATGGGTGAAGAAGGCAGCGCAGATGCTGGCGGCGCCGGAACGGGAGGTTCTAGCGGCGAGAGTGGCTCGGTGGGATCTAGCGCGGGAGCTACTTCTACAGGCAATGACGGAGGAGGAACAGGCGGCGCGAGCAGTGCGGCTGAAAGCGGCAATGGATCTGTTCTTGCGTCAGGCGCTGCAAGTGGCGAAGGAAGTCAATCTGGAACGTTCGATTACATCCCTGAAAAGTATCGAGTCACCAAAGATGACGGAACGGTCGACGTTGAATCATCCTCCCGCAAGCTGGCAGAAGCATATGCGAGCGCCGAGAAACGAATCGGCACCGGCGATATCCCGCCGAAGACGGCAGATGAATATCAGATTGCTGTACCTGATGCGATCAAGGAAACGTGGAACCCGGCGGAAGACAAGGAATTTACCGAATTCCGAAATGCCGCTCACGCAAAACGATTCACACAAGACCAGATGAACCTGGTAATGGAAACGTATTTCAACATGGCGCCAAAGCTTGTTGCCGGTGCTCAGGTTCTGGATTCAACCGGGTGCAAGGCAGAATTGCAGAAGACGTGGGCGACGGACGCCGATTTCAATCGTAATTTGCGCAATGCGTTCACCGGTGCCAAAGCAATTTCCGAGCGTGCCGGCATCCCAATCGATGACATCATGAATAGTTCGCTTGGGAACGATCCGAAGTTCCTGAAGCTGATGGCTGCAATCGGCCCTGAGTTCATGGAAGACAAGATACCAGGCGGACAGGCAATGACGTCTCAGGATGACATTGACGCATTGATGCGGTCAGAAGCTTATACAAATCCGAAGCACGCCGACCATGCACGAGTCAGCGACAAGGTAAGCAAGTATTTCCAGCGCAAATTCGGTACAGAAGCCGCCGCGTAATTTTTCCAATTCATCAAATAAGAGCCCGCCATCGCGCGGGCTTTTTCATTCCTGCAAATGGTCGGGAAACCGACCGCCACATAGCGCGAATATCAAGGCCATTAACTGGCCCGTGGTAGCGCACGGATACCCAGCAAAGCTTTCTTTCTGACGCGGTAGCCGGCGTCAGAAAGCGACTGCAGCGCAGGCCCGGTGATGCCGGACACCCTGAAAGGCGAATTTCTCAACCTTTTTGGAGATTCACTATGTCCAACACTATCACCCAAGCATTCGTGCAGCAGTTTGACAATACGATCCGCATGCTGGCGCAGCAGAAAGAATCGCGGCTCGAAATGACTGTTTTCGACCGCGGCACCATCACCGGCGAATCGTTCACGGCCAACCGACTTGCAGCAATCGAAGATACGCCTGCGAACAACGTCCGCCATGGAGACACTGTGTGGAGCGAGGCAACGCATTCGACCCGTGTAGCACTGATGCAAGACTTCTACCAGGCTTTGCCTGTTGACCGTAACGATATCCCTAAATTGCTGGCCAACCCGAACAACGGTCCGTATATGCAGGCGCTGCTTGCAGCATGGAACCGCCGCAAGGACAAGATCATTTTTTCGGCGCTGCTCGGCAATTCCCAGGCAAAAGACGGATCCGCAGTCTCTCTCCCGAGCACTCAAATCATCGTGCATGGTTCGGCTGGATTCACGAAGGCCAAGATCATCACGGCGAAGAAGATTTTCCGAAAGAACGAGGCGGACCAGCATGCCGGCGAAGAGCTTTATGTCGCTTACAACTCCGAAATGCTGGAAGACGTGCTTTCCGATACCACCCTGACTTCCGCAGATTACATGGCCGTCAAGATGCTGCAGGACGGCGATGTGAACGGCAAATGGCTCGGCGTCAACTGGATTCCGTATGAAGGCATTCAGCTAGCAAGCACGACCTACACGACAGCGATGTGGGCCAAGAGCGCGCTTCACAAGGGAACCGGCTATGTCGAGGGCAACGTAACGACCCGCTCCGACAAGAAGGACCTGAAGCAAACGTCTATGGCCGGTTCGTTCGGAGCTGCCCGAGTCGAAGAAGAGAAGGTTGTAGCGATCCAGTTCCAGTAATCGGAAACGGCCAGGCTGAAAGTCTGGCTGTAGCAACCTGAATAATTTTTTTAAAGGAGCCAATCATGGCAGAAGTGAATACCACACAGGGCGCGAAGCTGGTTGCAGGAAGCAAGCTACTGCCCAACGAAGCACACGGACGTGTCCGTGTTCTTTACGCAAAGATGCCGGCCACGTTCGCGCAAATGGCGATCAACGACACGATTTTCCTCGGCCGTATCCCGGCAGGAGCCAGGATTCTGACGAGTGGACTCGTTAGCTGCGCAGCAGGAACGACCAGCTCGACGATCGATATCGGTTTGCGCAAGACGAGCGACGGAACGGTTATTGATGCAGACGGTATTGCCGCGTCGGTCAACACGGCCGCAGCCGGGCAGAAGGATGCCAACACCGGCGCGCTGATCGCCAGCGGTGCGGAATACGTTACCGCAACGGAATGCGATGTGTACGCCACGGTTACCGGAGCTGTCTTGGCCGCTAACCAGGCTTTGAAGGTCGAGATTCCCTACGTTTGCGACTGATTTTCAGTGCCACCAACCCCCGATCAACGGGTGCGACTTGCCGGGGGCCCAGTGCTCCCGGCTTTTTTATGAGGTAGCCACATGGCAAGCGCGATTTCAATCTGTTCGAATGCCCTGGTGATGCTTGGCGCAAAGCCGATCAGTTCGTTTCAGTCGGTGAACGACCACGCCGACATTTGCGCGAATGTGTATCCATCCGTCAGGGATGATGTTCTTCGTGCTCATTCATGGAATTGCGCGACAAAGCGGGTGATCCTTGCTCCAAAACAGGAGGCACCGGAATTCGATTTCTCTCATCAATTCCAGCTGCCGGGTGATTGGCTTCGAACGATTCAGGTCGGATATAAGAGCCAATCAATCGAATACCGTTCCGAAGGGCAGCTCATCCTTGCCAGCGTGACCGTACTGCCTTTTGTCTACATTTACCGGAATAGCGATGAAGCGACGTGGAGCGCAAACCTCATTCACGTCATGGAATTGGCTATGGCTGCAAAGATTGCCTATGCGGTCACTGGATCAACGAGCTTGCGTGACAGCCAGCGCGACGAGTTCATGCGAGAAATGAAAGTTGCAAAGGCTGTCGATGGCCAGGACGATCCTCCGGAAGAATTCGCGGAAGGGTCTTTTATCGAGTCTCGTTTCTGAGGATATGCCATGGCAAGAGTCGATATCCTGCAAACGAACTTCACAGCCGGCGAGGTATCTCCGAAATGCTTCGGCCGCTTCGATGTGGAGCGATACCAGAACGGCGCCGAGGATCTAACAAACTGTTTCGTCAACATTCACGGCGGTGCCGAGCGACGGCCGGGAACTGTCTATGTTGCCGAAACGAAGGATTCAAGCAAGGATTCGCGTCTGGTACCGTTCGTATTCAGCACGACACAGGCTTATCAGCTTGAATTCGGTGACCAGTACATGCGCGTTTATCTGCAAGGGGACGGCCTGGTGATGAACGGATCCGTTCCTTACGAGATCGCAACACCATTCACGGAATCGATGTTGTGGGATCTGGATTATGTGCAGGGCGCCGATACGATGTTCATCTTCCACAAGAACATCTACACATACAGCCTTAAACGCATTGCATCGAACAATTGGGTTCTGTCTAAGGCGCCGTTTACAGTATTGCCGTTCGACGAGGTAGGCCACATTTTCAGCACGACGCTGACGATATCTGATACCACTGTCGGAACCGGTAGGACGATGACGGCAGGAAGCGGTGTTTTCCTTGCCGGCGATGTTGGGCGCCGGATTACAAGCGAAAGCGGAGTCGCAACGATAACAGCTTTGGTGAGCGCGACGGTCGTCACCGTAACAATCTCTTCTGCGTTTCAGGCATCTTCCATCGCGTCCGGAAAATGGAGGCTTGAAGATTCTCCGCAAGTCACTCTCACTCCGTCCATATATACGCCGGTGGGATCGGCTATCACTCTGACGACAACCGTTGCAAGCTTTCGTTCTGGCGACGTCGGCAAATACATCAGGATCAATAGCGGCTTGGTCAATGTGACCGGTTTCACCGACACAATGCACCTCACTGGAACCATCGAGACAGAGCTATCGTCAGCAGCAGCATCACCAGCGATGGCATGGACGCTGGAATCGTCAGTTTGGAACGATACGGACGGATATCCTGGAACTGGCGTGTTTTACGAACAGCGCCTGGTATGCGCAGGGTCGCCTAAATTCCCGCAAACGATATGGGGTAGCTGCTCTGGCCTGTATTACGATTTCACTCTTGGTACCGATGACGATAATGCATTTGCATTCACATTACCGACGACAGGGCAGATAAATCCGATTATTAGGCTTTCCGCTTGCTCGTCACTCATCCCGCTGACATACGGTGGAGAATTCACGATGGAAGGCGGTGTCGAGAAGCCGCTTACTCCAACAAACGTGCGGTCACGCATGCGCTCGAATCGAGGATGCAAGGGCGTCAAACCGGTACAGATCGATAACGAAACCATATTGGTGCAACGTTCTGGACGGAAGATCAGGGCGCTTTCGTACGATGTCGATTCCGCAAAATATTCAATCCCAAACCTGACAACTCTTGCCGAGCACATCACAGAATCAGGGGTAGTTGATATGGCGTATCAGCAAGAGCCAGGTTCACTTCTGCATTGCGTTCGCGCAGACGGAAAGATGGCCGTTCTCACGCTCGACCGTGACGAGAGTGTTACCGCATGGACCAAGTTTGAAACAGAAGGATCGTTCAGGGCTATTTCCTCCAATCCAGGCGACGGTAACGATGAGGCATGGATAATCGCAGAGCGCACCATAAACGGCTCAACGAAACGATATGTCGAGCGATTCAGCACGGACGTTCTGACCGACTGCGCCATCATTGGAACGAATGAATCAGGAGCAAGCGTTTGGGCGGGGCTTGATCACCTCGAAGGAAAGACTGTCGACGTAAAGGCAGACGGATCTTACATGGGGAGATTCACCGTCACATCAGGCCAGATCGAATTGCCGAGAACGGCAAAGGCAGTAGAGATCGGATTGCCGTATTCGAGCAATGTCAAATTGCTGCGCCCGGAAGCGGTAGACGGACAGGGAACGGCTCAAGCGTCGAACATGCGGACTCATGAGGTAGCACTCCTTCTCAACAATACCATCGGCGCAAGCATCAATGGGCGTGTCATTCCATTCCAGCAATTCGGGAGCGATCTTCTCGATGTCCCGGTTTCCGAGTTCTCTGGCTATAAATATTTGGGAACGATTGGATGGATGAAAAGCGCCTCCAGCATTGATATCGTACAGGACCAGCCTTATCCGTTCCATTTGCTGGCAGTCGTCAGAAAATTCACTTCAAACAGCTAGGTGATATATGAGCATACGACCTGCAACGATGGATGATATCGATCGACTTATCGACCTTGGCGAAATTCTGCATAAGGAAAGTGGTAGGTGGTCTCGCATTCCATACGTGAGAGACCGGGTTAAAGCGACGATGAAAACCATCATCCCGGGAGAAAAAGGCGCGGTTTTCGTTTCTGAGAAGGATGGCGTGATCGTTGGAGGAATCGCCGTTTATGCGGATCGTCATTGGTCAAGCGATGCCGTTATTGCTCAGGAAATCAGTTTTTTCATGCTTCCCGAACACAGAGGAAGTTTTGACGCCGCAAGGCTTGTCTGCGCGATGAGGGCATGGGCAGAAAGAAAAGGCGTTGCGTGGCTCGAGTGCGGC